ACTTCTATACCATCGTCCTTGAGATGGTTAAATCTTACGGTTAATTATGCCAAGCAAATCACCAGCCCAACACAAATTGATGGAAGCCGCCGCCCACACCAAGGGCGGTTTTGGTGGTGTGCCTCAAAAAGTTGGCAAAGAGTTTGTCAAAGCCGACGAAGGTAAATTTAAAAGAGGTGGCACCGCTCAACAAGCGGCTATAGCAATTTCCATGAAGGAAAAAAACATGAAGCCTAAAAAAATGTCTAGCGGTGGACACCCCGGACTCTATGCCAACATCAACGCAAAGAGGCAACGGATAGCCGAAGGTTCTGGCGAGAAGATGCGCAAAGTGGGTAGCAAGGGTGCGCCAACAAAGCAAGATTTTGTAGAGTCGGCAAAAACCGCAAAAATGAAATCAGGCGGCAAGATGTCAAAGTCTTGCTGGTAAATCATGGCAAAAAATCCATCTTTAGCAGTTGGCCGTGGAGAAAAACTTCCTGAGTCAAAAGGCGCTGGCTTAACCGCCAAAGGTCGGGCAAAATACAACCGTGAAACTGGATCAAATCTGAAGGCTCCCCAGCCCCAAGGTGGCGCTCGAAAAGATTCTTTTTGTGCGCGTATGTCTGGTGTTGTTGAACACGCAAAAGGGGACGCACCACGCGCTAAAGCATCGCTCAAGCGGTGGAACTGCCCCGGCTGGTAAAGGAAAAAACATGGCCACAGATTCAAGCCCAAAGAAAAAAACGATTCAAGACGCTCTTAAAGAAATGGAAGATTTTTTTAGCGGTAAAACGCCAAGAAAAACTCCAGAGCAAGCCAAAGCTGATCGTGAAGCGTTCAAGCAAAAGTCTATGGCCGATGTGAAGGCCCGGAATGAAAAATCCCGTGCAGAGAGCCGTGCAAAAGACAAGGCCGATCTTCCAAACCTTCAAAAGCGCCATGCTGAGTTGTCTGATATTTACGAAAAAGGCAAGAACTGGCAATACGCTGACCGCGATCAAAACATGACTCCGGAAGAGCGCCGTGCTCGTGAGGTGTCTGGTGAATTGCAAAGACTTGGCGCCAGAATCAGTGCGGCCAAATCAGATGACTCATACGCTAAAGGCGGCAAGATCAATTTGAAAAATTGCAAAGTATCGACGCACGAAAAAAGTTCAATGAACAAAAAATGCTGGTGAGGTAAACAATGGCATACAGCGGAACCGTTGGACAGACAGTAGTCTCAGTACAGAAATTCATCGACCAAGGGGCCCGGATGTCGGGCAAACTTGCCGAGGAATTAACTGTTGAGCAAGTCCAAGGCTCCAAACAAGCCTTGTTTTTCATTCTGTCGAACCTGATCAATCAGGGCATCAACTACTGGTGCATCAGCAAGAAGGTCTATGGCCTCAAGGCAGACCAATACGAGTACTTGCTACCCTTGGGTGGCAACGACGTATTAAACGCGCTGTATCGCACGTTAAACCGTCCCTCTGGTTCAGTCTCTGCATCTTCTGGCATTGCCGCAAACGCAACCGATGGCAACATCGACACAATTGATGTGCAGACTGCCATCAATGGCAACATCACGATCAATTACGGCACCGACAATCCAATCTATGCCGGCTCCATTGGCATCTTGCCGGGCACCAGTGGTTCATTCCACATTTTGTTGGAGTATTCGACTGACGGCTCAACATGGAATTTGCTGGAAGATACTGGCGTTGAGACATGGGTGAACAACGAGTGGCTGTGGTATGACATCGATCCGGGTGCCAATGTGCAGTACTACCGCATGCGCGAGACAGGTGGCAACACTCTGGCCGTGCGTGAGTTCTTCGTCGGCAACAATTCAACCGAAGTCACCATGGCTCGTTTGAACCGTGACGACTATACAAACCTGCCCAACAAGAATTTTACGGCCAATCAGCCTTACCAATACTGGTTCAACCGCACACTGCCACAGTCAACGATTGTGTTGTGGCCAGCCCCGTCCGATCCGTTTGTGCAAATGACAATCTGGTACTCACGCCAAGTGATGGACGTGGGTGACTTGTACGACGAATTGGAAATCCCTCAATATTTTTATCAGGCGATCCAGTTGATGCTGGCTCACCAGATGAGCCTGATCCTGCCCGGCGTTGATTTGATGCGCATCCAGTACCTTGAAGGCCAAGCTGACAAGTACTTCACCATGGCTGAGAACGAAAACCGCGACAGATCGCCGATCTACTACGCCCCAAATATTTCTGTGTACACGAGGTAACGCATGCCTCGTTTTTTAAACACCGAAGGCAATGCAATAATCGCAATCTTCATTTGCGACCGTTGTCGCATGAAGCGCGCAATCATAGAAGCAATGCCAGACCCCAACTTTCCGGGTCTGAAGGTGTGTCAACAAGGTTGCGCGGATCAAAAAGACCCATACCGTTTGCCGGCACGCAAGACAGAGCGTATCGCTTTGCAATTCCCTCGACCCGATGTTAGCGTTGCAGTAAGCGATGACGGTCTGGTGACGACACCAACAGGCACAAATATACCCGGCGGCAACCCCAGCCAGTTGTATATCAGCACTGAAAATGGTGACACCACACCGCAAGAAAACGGCAACACTGACACCATCACACCGAGTAACTGATATGGCACAAGTAACAATTACACAACTACCACAGGCGGCGGCTTTAACTGGCGCTGAATCAGTACCCATCGTCCAAAACGGCCAGACGGTTCAGACCACCACAAACGCAATTGCTGGTGCTGGTGCTTTGAATTACCCGTTTCTGACTGTTGGTCAGACTGCCGGCCTGACACAGTCGCGCTACATTTCAACCAACGCAGGCCTTTCATTGACCGACAATGGTGCCCAAGGCACGCTTCAGGTCAATTTGATTGGTGCGGCGCTGTCTTTGAATGCCAGCGGCACCGGAATACAGGTCAAGACGGGGTCAAATACGGTCACAGCGCGCTCAATTGCAGTTGGTGCAGGCTTGGGTGTCACCAACGCTGACGGCGTCTCTGGCGACCCTACAGTGGCTCTTGGCACGTTCTTGCAACAACTGGTGTCCCAGACTGGTACAGGCCTATTGGCCTTGCAAAGTGGTGTTCCAGCCAAAATTACATTACAAGGTACTACTAATCAGATTAGTATTGCCAATGGTGATGGAGCGACCGACCCGGTCATTTCAATTGCCAGCAACCCCATCATTCCCGGCACGGGAAGTATCACGGTGCCCAATGGAACAGGCGCTCAAAGGTCTGGCAGTTTTGGTGCATTCCGTTACAACACCAACCTTCAGCAATTTGAAGGTTTTACCAATACAGGTTGGAACCAGTTTTCTTTGACTGGCGGCGTGACATCGTTCAGCGCAGGCACAACAGGTTTCAGCCCAAGCACAGACACCACCGGCGCGGTCACGTTGGCTGGCATTTTGAATCCTTCAAATGGTGGCACTGGCGCATCAACACTGACGGGTTACGTGTACGGTAACGGTACAGGTGTAATGACTGCGTCCACGACCATTCCAAATGCTGGTTTGGCCAATAGTTCAGTTACTTATAACGGCGTGCCTGTGGCCTTGGGCGCGTCTGGAACTATTACTGCGGCCAGCCCATTTAATTTGACAATTGGCACTGGTTTGACTGGCACCAGCTACAACGGCTCTGTTGCCGTGACAATTGCGATTGACTCAACCGTGGCCACACTGACTGGTGCGCAGACGCTGACCAACAAAACGATCAGCGGCGCAACCAACACATTGACCAATATTGCCAACGCAAGTCTGACCAATTCTTCTATAACTGTTGGCACCACCGCAATTGCTTTGGGTGCATCAAGTCTTACCTTGGGTGGTTTGACTTCCGTGGCTGTAACGCAAGACCCAACACAAGCCTTGCAATTGGCCACTAAGCAATATGTGGATGCGGTGGCAGAAGGCCTTCACGTGCATGCGGCTTGCGCGGCGGCAACCACTGGAACGCTTGCTTCAATTACGGGCGGCACAGTGACCTACAACAATGGCACGGCTGGTGTTGGTGCCACTTTGACGTTGTCTGTTGCTTTGACTGTTTTGGATGGCTACACACTGCTCAACGGTGACCGTGTCTTGGTTAAGAACGAAGCCGCACAGGCCAACAACGGCATTTACACATGGGCAACTGGTGGCACGGTTCTTACTCGCGCAACTGACTTTGATACCGCCGCCGAAATGGCAAGTGGTGACTTCACGTTTGTCACCAATGGCACGCTATACGCCAACACTGGATGGGTTCAGACTGACCCAGTGACTGTTGTTGGCACAAGCCCTGTTACGTGGGTTCAATTCTCAGGCGCTGGCGCGTACACCGCAGGCACTGGCCTCACATTAGCTGGAACGCAGTTCAGCATCACCAACACTGCGGTCTCCGCTGGCGCGTATGGTTCTGCCACTCAAGTGGGCACATTTACGGTCAATGCACAGGGTCAATTGACCCTTGCAGGCAATACCACAGTGACTCCAGCGGTCGGCTCCATCACTGGGCTGGGTACTGGGGTTGCGACTGCCTTGGCAATCAACACCGGCTCTACTGGTGCTTTTGCGGTAATGGGTAGTGCGGCATCATTTACCACTGTTGCATCAACTGTTGCGACTGGTACTGCGCCGTTTACCGTGGCAAGCACAACGCAAGTTGCAAACTTGAATGCGGCGACCGCTGGGACGGCGACAAATGCAACGAACACTGCAAACACGGCCGACACAAGTGGTGCGACCAACTACTTGACTTTTGTAACAGCGACTTCCGGAAACCTTCCACAATTGGTAAACTCGTCGATAACCGCAGACGCCTCAACTGGCACCATTACAGGTGGCATTTCTGGCGGCGCTTTCTAAGGAAAAAAAATGGCACAAAGTGGATACACCCCGATCCTGATCTACGCAAGCGGCACTGCTTCAGCAGTTCCATTAGCGGCAAACATGACTAGCAGTGCATCGGGCGCTGAGTTGGCATTAAATTATCTTGACGGCAAGCTGTACTACAAGAACAGTGCTGGCGTAGTGACGTTGTTGGCATCAACCGCAGGCGCTTCTGGTGATGTGGTTGGCCCGGCCTCATCTACTGACAACGCTCTTGCAAGGTTTGATAGCACCACAGGTAAACTGATTCAAAACTCTGTTGGCATCTTGAGCGATGCAGGCATTCTGACTGGTTTGACTGGCATCACATCGTCTGGCTCTATTACGTTCTCCAGCCTGACTTCTGGTCGCGTAACTTACGCAGGTACGGCTGGCTTGCTTCAAGATTCTGCCAACTTGACATTCAATGGCACAACATTGGTTGCCAACGACATTACCGATTCCTCTTTAACGTCTGGTCGCGTGACTTATGCGGGGGCTAGCGGCAACTTGGTAGACTCTGCTAACCTGTTGTACGCAGGTGCTGACCTTACTGTTTATGGCGTTCGAGTTGGTCGTGGTGGCGGCGCTGTTAGTACCAACACAGTTGTTGGTTTAAATTCTTTAGACAACGCCTCAACGACTGGCGGCTACAACCTTGCAGTAGGCACGCTCTCTGCCCGAGGTATTACAAGCGGTAACGAGAACGTCGCCATTGGCTCAACTGTTTTGAACGCTTTAACAACGGGTATTCGCAACACCGCCGTGGGCAACAACGCCTTGCAAGCCAACAACAATAGTTATAACGTCGCAGTTGGTATGGGCACGGGCAGTGCAAATACTGGAAGCGGCAATGTATTTGTTGGATACGCCACCCAAGGAACCGCTACTTCAAACAGCGTTAGTGGTATGGTTGCAGTGGGCTACCAAGCCTTGTATGGCAACACTGGGTATAGCAATCAAACGGCTGTGGGCTACGAAGCCCTGTACACAGGCGGTGGCGGTTCGGAGACTGCTATTGGATATCGTGCTACATATACCGCAAACAACACTGGCGGTGTGAATACTTCTGTTGGTTATGAGGCATTGAACCGACCCCTTACGCCTGTCCGTAACGTGGCTGTTGGTTATCGCGCCATGTATGGAGCAGTAGGTTCTACCCCTATCGATAGCGTGGCTGTTGGTAATGAAACATTGCTTGCTGTGACAACTGGTGGAACCAACGTTGCGGTCGGTTTTCAAGTTCTTAAAGGCAATACTTCAGGTTCTAGCAATACAGCGGTTGGTTATCAGGCTTTGCTCACCAGCACTACCTCATCAGGCAATACGGCTGTTGGCTATCAAGCCGCATACCTATCTACTGGCTCTTTTATTGATGCTTTTGGCACTGGAGCACTTAGCGCCAACTCTACTGGTAATGGTAACTCCGCTTTTGGTCGCGCTGTTCTTTCTGTAAACGAAACAGGCTCAGAGAACGCCGCCTTTGGCACTGCTTATGGCGTGTATGCCGCACTGCGTTTTAACGTTAGTGGCTCTTACAACTCCGCATTTGGTGCTGGTGCTTTGGCTGGAAACATCTCAGCATCTAACAACACAGCAATAGGATATCAGGCGGGATATACGTCCACGACGGGTGCAAACAACACTGCCGTAGGTTTCAAGGCTCTGTTTTTAAACACCGAGTCTTCAAACACTGCTGTGGGTTATGAGGCTGGGCTTAATAATAGTACGGGCGACTACTTAACTGCTGTTGGTATGCAAGCAGGAAAAGGTAATACCACGGGCCGATTTAACACAGCGTTAGGCAGGGGCGCACTGCTTACAAACCAAACAAGCAGTGATAACACCGCCATTGGTAATGCCGCATTAAACCTTGCAACTGCTGGTGGCAACACTGCTGTTGGTTCAAATGCTCTTGGCGTTAGTAGCACAGGCGCAAGTAATACTGCCGTTGGTAATGGTGCTTTAACAAGACACACGACAGGTTCAAACAACGTTGCCATTGGTGAATCTGCTTTATCTTTTAACACCACAGCATCAAACAACGTAGTCTTGGGTTATCAGGCGGGGTTTACTAATGTAGGCGGGGGATATAACACCTTAATTGGCACACAAGCTGGTTATAGTATGGCTCCATCAGCAGGGAATTCAATTAATACTTTTGTTGGTGGGCAAGCAGGATATTTTGTAACAACTGGTACTAGAAACACCATCATTGGCAATTACTCAGGCAACCAAAGTAGCCTCGACCTCCGCACATTAAACAACAACATCGTATTGTCGGATGGTGACGGTAACCCTCAGTTTTGGGTTCGGTATGTTGATTCCTCGACTGCGCCGTACCGTTTGCGTAACCCATACCATTCTTTTGGTTATCTGTACACGAGCGGAACAATTGCTTCTGGCGGCTCTGTTGCCCAAAACGTTAACGGCACAGGTGGCGACGGTTCTATTGGACTTTTAGCGGTTGTGACTCGCTGGACTTCCGTAGACGGTGGCGATTCTGTTGCTATTTACACAAGCGCCCACGGAAACTCTTATAACGATTACACAGTTGTTAGAAAAGTTGAAGTTAATAGCATCACGATCAATGAGGCAAGTGGAGTCATAACCATTAGCAACGGTTCTGCAAATCAAATCTCTTACGAGTTTGTTTATTTGAACTACGGCAATGGTGAGATCACACGTAACCAATACTAAGGAAAAAACATGACTGCACGTTTTACAAAAATGCTGGCAAAACTGCCGCAATTTCAAACCATATACAAGGTGGTTGTCAATTCAACGCCAGCGTCCCAAGCTGAGATGGAGCAAAGTGTTCAGGTGTACGAGCGCGACCCCGATGGGAAAGATGTGCTTGTGCCACCTCATGCTTGGGGCTTTGGCTTCTCTGATGTTATGGCAAAAGACTCCGAAGTTAAGGCAGAGGCAATGGCTCAGTTGCGTGAGAAGCGCAACGAGTTACTGGCTGAAACGGACAAGATCACCATGATGTGCTACTCGCGTGGTATCCCAGTCCCCGCTGATTGGTCAGCGTACCAGCAAGAACTCCGTGACCTGCCTGCAAACTCATCTTCTGACTTTGCTGATAACGGCTCGTTGACCGGTGTCACTTGGCCTACTCAACCTACAACCAAACCGTAAGGAATAATCATGACCACATTTACAACCCGCATCACAGCAATGTACACCCTGCAACAGCCAGACCCTGACTATGTAGTGAACGCCCTCTGGGAAGTCACTGGCGTAGATGGCGCTAACACCGCCTCTATTCAAGGCAACACGCAGTTCAATTCCGCTGACCAAGTAGGTGCATTTATTCCCTACGACAGCCTGACTGAGGCAATTGTTGTTGGATGGATTCCAGAGTTTCAAATTGTTAGCGCACAACAATGCGTGCAGGGTCAGATTGACAGCATGATTACACCGCCTGTAAGTCCTGCAAATACACCATTGCCTTGGGCTTCGGCATAATAGAAAGGGGATGCCACCACCCCACTCTGGTGGCAAATTTCATGGAGATGAAAAATGGATGAAATCAAACTGAGCACAAACTTGATCAACGGCATTTTGCAGTACTTGGGTACCCGTCCTTTTGCTGAAGTTGCTGGCTTGATTCAAGCAGTACAACAAGAAGCCGCCAAGCAAGGCGCGCAACCTGTTGCGGCTGAAGAACCAGCGGCTGAATAAGTCTACGTTGAGCGGAATTACCGATGGAACAGATTCACGAACTTGCCACTGAAACCGACAAGCGTTTAAGTGTTCACGAGGCAATTTGCGCTCAACGATATGAGGGCATACAAGCCCGTTTTGACGACGGTTCCAAGCGCATGACCAAGATTGAGTACTTGCTGTACATCCTGATCGCGATGGTGTTGCTTGGCCCCGGAGTCGCCGCAGAATTTGTCAAAAAACTTTTGGGGATTTAAATGAGCGAGGAGAAAATACAAAGTATGGAAGCCAAAGGTCAACTTATTGAGAAGATCACGTTTGCTCTTCTTCCTCTATTATTTTCTTGCGTCGTCTATTTGATGAGCGCCTTGTCAAACTTGGCGCATGAGGTCACCATCCTCAACAGCAAAATTTCGCTTGTTGTCACATCAGACAATAAGCAGGCGTCAAACACTGGAGCCGAATTGGCCCGTGAAAAACTGCGCCAAGACCTTGAAAAAGAAATTCAACGCAACCGCGATCAGATTGCTGAGAACCGTATGCATATTGCCATTTTGGAAGAGAAGGTTCCAGTGAACAAATCACTTAAAACTGTAACCGGAAGGGACTGACATGATTCCAATTGTTGCATCACTACTCGGTACATTGGCCCAGAATGGTCTGGGCCTTTTGTCTTCTGCAATTCAAGCAAAGGGCAAAGAAGTTGTTGAAAACGCGCTGGGCGTCAAGATTTCCGACAACCCATCTGACGTTGAAGTTGCCAAGTTGCGCCAACTTCAGTTTGACCACGAAGAGCGCCTGCTTGAGTTGGGCATTGAGAAGGCTCGTATTGAGCAAGAAGAGTTGCAAGCATTGCTCAAAGCGCAAGCCAACCAAGAGGACAACGTAAGCAAGCGGTGGCAGGCTGATATGGCCTCCGACTCGTGGTTGTCCAAGAATGTGCGCCCCGGCACGCTGGTGTACCTTTTGACCGCTTATTTAATCTTTGCCCTGCTTGACGGCTATGGATACAAGATTAGTGAGTCCTACGTCAATCTGTTGGGTCAGTGGGGAATGCTCGTGATGACGGCCTACTTCGGTGGGCGCACGGTTGAGAAGGTCATGGAGATGCGCAGAAAGGACAAAGAATGAGCCTGAGTCAAGAACAAGCCGCATTCCTGCTGGATGCCTGCGCCCTCATCAAATACGCCACAGATCAGGGTTTTATGGTCACTGGAGGCGAATTAGCACGTACCCCTGAGCAACAGGCCCTGCACGTCAAAGCAGGCCGTTCAAAGACCATGAACTCAATTCACCTCAAACGATGCGCCATCGACTTGAACTTCTTCAAGGGTGGCGCGATAATTTGGGACAAGGAGACGCTTGCTCCATTGGGCGCATACTGGGAGTCCTTACACCCAAAAAATCGCTGGGGCGGCAACTTCAAATCACTCGTAGATTGCCCTCATTTTGAGCGCAACGTAGGATAAAGGGACGACGCGATGACAACAATCCCATCATGGGTGATGACGTATGACAGTTTGACCTCCACGGTACTTCAGTACTTGGAGCGAAGTGACACCGCTGTTGTCAACGCGATTCCCACATTTATTTCGTTGGCCGAGTTTGAAATTGCTCAAGCAATTAAAACCCTTGGCCAATTGCAAATTGTCGAGTCAACCATGACCGCAAGCAATGCCATTTTGCAAAAACCAGCACGCTGGCGCAAAACGGTATCAATGAGCGTGACCGTGGGTGGTAAAAAGCAACCCGTCTATCTGCGCAAGTATGAGTATTTGAAGAACTATTGGCCAGATGCCGATGAGACCGATGTGCCCTTGTACTATGCCGACACCGATTGGGAGCACTGGTACATTGCGCCAACACCTGATTTGGCTTATGCCTTTGAGGTTCTCTACTACGAGCGCATTGCACCATTGAGTTCTACCAACCAGACAAACTGGCTGACTCAAAACGCCCCGAACGCTATGCTGTTTGGAACCCTGTTGCAAGCCATGCAGTTCTTGAAAAACGACCAGCGTGTGATCTTCCAACAGAAGTACACCGAATCACTCCAATCACTCAAATCTGAGGATGTGGCGCGAGTTGGTGATCGTCAAGCCGTTGCCGTGGATTCCTAAAAATGACAAGTTACATAAACCCATACACAGGTCAGACGATCAGCCCATCACAAGTGGGCTACGAAGCACTGACCATTACAACCGACACAATCCTTCAGTGGCCAATCAATGGCAATACGGACAGTGTTGTTGCCAACATTATTGAGGTAACTGCCTCAACCGCAGGCTTGAAGTTGTACATGCCTCCAGCCACTTCTGTGTCTACTGGCCAGAGTGCATTGATTCGCAACATCGGAGCCAATTCTTTTACGGTGGTGAACACAAGCGGCACCACGATTGTGTCGATTGCTTCAGGTATCGCTCAATATATCTACGTTACCAACAACGCCACCATCAATGGCACATGGGGCACGGTGACGTTTGGTGCAGGAACTTCTTCGGCAAATGCGGCCACACTGGCAGGCTATGGCCTTGAGGCGGTGAGCACCACGCTGAACACAATCACTCCGGTGACCACGTTCTCGTCAAATTACCAAATGCTTCCAGAGGATCAATCTTCTTTGTACGTTTGGACTGGTGGTGCTGGCACAGTTACTTTGCCATCGGCGGCATCTGCTGGTGCAAGTTGGTATGCCATCATTAAAAACGATGGCACAGGCATCTTGAACGTTGCTCCAAGTGGAGCAAACACTATCGATGGTGAAGTCAGCAAACAATTGCAGATTGCTGAATCGTTTGTTCTTGTGACCGATGGCACAACCTTCTACAGCTACGCATACGGCCAGTCTGCAACGTTCTTCTTCACTCAGTTGACCAAGAATGTGACTGGTGGAACAGTGACGCTTACATCCGCTGAGGCGGCCAGCATCATTCAAGAATACACAGGCACTTTGTTATCAAATTGCACGATCATTCTTCCCCCAACGGTGCAGTTGTATTCGTTTCGCAACAACACGTCTGGTGCATTTACTTTAACGTTCTCAACTGGTGCTGGTGGAGCGTTGACAGTCAGCCTGCCTCAGAACCAAACAATTCTTGCAATTTGTGATGGCACAAACGTTTACAACGCTCAGACCTCAACCTCTTCGTTCATCAATGCGTTGACATTGGGTAACGGCTCTGCGGCCGCTCCATCTCTGTCATTCACTGGTAGTTCAACGACTGGCTTGTATCTTGCCGCTTCAAACCAATTGGGCTTTGCAATTGCTGGCGTTAACGCAGGCACCTTAGCCGCAACTGGACTTCGCATGCCTGTAGGGATCATCGGTGGAGCGTTCTAATGACAGCAAAGGTCGTCACGCTTCAAGTAGGCCCCGGCATACAGCGGGACGGGACAATCTTTTCGTCGGTGAGTTATGTGGACGGGAAGTGGGTTCGCTTCCAATACGGCCGCCCTCGGAAAATTGCTGGATACAACGGAGCGTTTCTCAACGCATCAGGGATCAGTCGCGGGATGATCATGAGCGCAGAGAATGGGCTAAACTACGTGATATCTGGATACAGCAACGGTATCGAGCAATGGACGACTGACAACGACAATGGTGTGGGTTTTGGCCCAACACCTGTGGAGCCAGTTGGCTCCGTAGCATCAATTGGTATCACCACCCAAGGCTCGGCATACACCAACGGCACATACACTGGCGTGTCTATTACCACAGCCGCTGGCACTGGATGCACAGTTACTGTGACGGTATCCAGCAACTTGGTGTTTAGCGTTGTGGTCACCAGTGGCGGTGTGAATTATGTTCACAATGCGGCGGTCACAATTTCTGCGGCAAGCATTGGCGGCACAGGATCAGGCTTTACTGGTTACATTGATGCCCTTACAACTTATGCTCCAAGCGCAAACACGCTGTGGCAATTTGACATTGGTTACGACGCTTACGGTAACGGTCAGAACAACCTGATTGCACACCCCGGCCAGAACTTGGCCGACATCTCATCTTCGGTGAACACGCGCCCCATGTTTGGCCCGTTCACTGGGACTACATTGCAACCCGTCGGTGTGTTCACGGACACAGCAACAACGACCACAGGTTCTTCCACAATAACCTTTCCAAACACCAACGTGGGTATTGGTGCTGGCGTGTCCGTTACGGGCACTGGCATCCCCTCAGGCACCACGGTGGTCAGCGCACAAGAAGTTTCTGGAGTGTGGACTGCCGTATTGAGTGCAAATGCATCGGCATCAACACCAAGTGCTTTGCTGGCTGGCGTTGCGGTAACTGGTACTGCTGGACAATTTTCTTGCACGGCCACAACCAACATTGCAGTTGGCCAAGCAGTTGTCGTAACAGGAACATTGACTGGAACCGCCACGGGTATTGCCGCTGGAACGTATTACGTTATTGCCACCAACACAACAAGCACATTCACCTTGTCTGCTACATCTGGCGGCGCGGCAATCACCACCACCGCAGGTACAACAACCGGGCTCACGTTTGGCGCTTACTCGACCCTGACTTTTGACAACAACATTTCTGTGTCTGGTGGCATTGTCATGTTGTTCCCTTACCTTTTCAC